GGCGGCGGCTATCTCCACGGGAATAGCTGGAGGGTGAACAGTGGAATTAAAAGTGTTGAATATGACGATGGCTTCTATAAATTCCATGGCTTCAGTGGTTCAGTATATGATTGCCACGAAAACGCATACGGTCAAAAGTTGTGCAACTCTCTTGGACTACAGCAAATCATCCGTGCTTGTGAGTTAAGCAACTCTGAGTGTGAAATCCTTGACGAGGATACAGATTGGCTGAACTATACATACTCACATAACGAAGGGAAGGATTTGAATGATTTAGCAATAAAGGAGGACACCGAATAGTATAGAATTAAAGTCCAATACCAGCCCGATTTGATAAATTTTATCGAATTAAAGGGCATTTAAGATAAATTCCATTGAATTAAAAACAATAACACTATGAACGAATCAAAAACACAGAAGCCATCAATGGTTATCACCAGACAAAACATACTCACATATCAACAAGTGGCAACATTATGTCTTGAGAATTAAATATGAGCAAAAAATAACAAAAATGTAATGGAATCATTGAAAAATAACAAAAATGTAGCAACCTCGGATTTGTCCGAATCGCATGGTTCTCACCAGTCTAGCCGAGAAGACCTAAAATCTTTTGCTGGCTCTGCTTGTGTAGACATCTATGACGACTTCGATGCTGCTGAAATCTTACAACAACCCAGAAGCGTTCGATTAGCATGGTCTTACGGAAGGATGCTGAGATGTGAGAACAAATAGGACAGGCGCGGCGTAGCCGTTGCCTGCTCCGCATGGTTGGATACCATTTTAAATTATGAAAGCACGACTAGAATTTGACCTACCAGAAGAGCAAGAGGAGTTTGAAATAAACCGCAAAGCCACAGACCTGTATGTGAACCTGTCAGATATTACTGAGCAGATTCGCAGGTGGCGCAAACATGGGCATCGGTTTAAAAGCGTGGATGAGCTGCTCGACGCGTTATGGGATGACTGCATCGACCATTCGCTTATAAATTAATAAAAATTAAACCCGTTCAAAACTTGACTGCTCCGTCTCTGAGTAGTTATAAAATTTATAAATCAGTTATAACTCTTGTATAGCTGTTGTTGTTACTGTTAAGAAAGAGTTATACAAAATTTATAACTCAGTTATAACTCTTGTATAGCTGTGGTTGTTACCTCTTAAGAAAGATCTATACAAAATTTATAAATGATAACAAACAAGCTACCATTCCCTGACCCGAACAAACGCATCGAACAGACGATGGTAGAAAAGGGTTCTACAAAACTACGTTCTCACGTCGAGTCCGCTCGTAACAGAGAACAGGAGACTGAGACCTGTTACGGTCAACGTCTTCTGAGAGAGGCTTGTCCTTCTCTCGTCACAGCCATAGAGGAATGGTTTGTTCAACAAGAGAAAGCTCCAGTTCCCTCCATCGCATACGTAGAACTGAAGAAGGTGGAACCGAAAACCACAGCATTCATAGCTCTTAAATCTGTTATAGATTGTTTAACACAGAGACGTTCTCTTTGTTCTGCTGCCGTAAAGGTGGGTGCTCTTATCGAAGACGAAGTCTGTTTTGATACGTTCTCTTCCCATCCTAACTACAAGAAAATTCTAAGGGGAGCAAACAAGAGACCGAGCTATAAAAAGAAACGTCACTACATCAAACTCTCCATGAAGGGAGAAGCCAGACAAGGGAACTTTGAGATGTGGAGCAGGTGGGGAACTCGGACAAAGCTACATATCGGAACTGTTCTTATCGAGTTGATACGACAGTCTACAGGGTTGGTAGACTATGTTCTAATCAACACAGGTCGTAAGGGTAAGCAACGATTTATACAAGCTACCGACAAGACAGCGGACTGGATCGAAGGAATGATTGCTCATAACCAGTCTCTCGATCCGTTCTGGATGCCGCTAACAGATTTCCCTGTTATGTGGGATAACAAGTGGGAGGGAGGTTATAAAACCGATAACGGTTTACCACCTCTTCCGTTTATTAAAACGAGGGAGCTAAGATGGCTACGGGAAAACAACGAACCAATTACGGATGTTATGTCCTCGGTTAACCATCTCCAGAATACGATGTGGAAGGTTAACCCCTACGTTTACGACTGTCTTAAAACTATATGGGATGAGGATATAAAGATTGGTTCTCTTCCGAAGCGTGTGGATGAAGAGCTTCCTCCGATATCAGAAGCGGAAAAAGAAAACGAACATCTGCTTACAATGTGGAAGCGAAGAGCTGCAAAAGTCTATGACTATAACACAGCTACCAGATCCAGAAGGCTTCTTGTTCTCAACACTCTTGCACTTGCTAACCAATACAAGACCGAATCTAAGTTCTTTCTTCCTCACCAGTGTGACTTCCGAGGTCGGGTCTACGCTGTTCCGAGTTACCTTTCCCACATGGGTGCCGATTTCAACAAAGGACTTATGACCTTTGCGGCTGGTTCTCCTATCAAAAAGGACGATGACCTGATGTGGTTACATATTCACGGAGCTAACACCTTCGGCACAAAGGGAACCATCGAGAATCGCATCAAGTGGGCTGCGGATAACCAGCAACAGATCTACGAAATCGGAAAAGATTTTAAATCCCATCTGGACATGGTGGACGAAGCGGACGAAACGTTCCAGTTCCTTGCCTACTGTCGGGAAGTCTACGAGATCCACAACGGTAAAAAGGTTACCAACCTTCCTTGCCATATGGATGGCACCAACAACGGTCTCCAAATTCTTGGTATGCTTACGCGTGATACGATGTCCTGTGAAGCTACCAACGTGGCAAACCTCGACACACCGCAGGACATCTATCAGATCGTATCGGACACGGCAGTTTCCATGATGATGGAAGAACTGGACAACCCGTTCTCCAAAGCTTGGATTGATTTCGGAGTCGACCGAGGCTGTGCGAAACGTCCAACAATGACTCAGCCCTACGGAAGCACACCGCACAGTTGTCGCAACTATGTCAACGACTGGTATGCCGATAAGGTAAGAGGTGGTTCCTTAGACCCGTTCGAGGAAGAGGTCAAATTTGAGGCTGTGAGCTTTCTTTCCTCCAAGGTATGGTCTGCTATCAACGAAGTCGTAGGACGCCCTAGAGAGGCAATGAGGTGGCTTCAACGGGCTGCTAGGGTTCTGGTTGAAAACGATCAGCCGCTTTATTGGGTAAGTCCATCAGGTTTCCCTTGCTATCAGGCTTACAAAAAGTGGGAACAGAAAGCGATCCGCACAAGGATAGGAAACAAACTCCTTCGGGTAAAGTTTCGGGAAGATGGAAACGAGTTGTCAGGACAGCGCATGGCTCAGGGCGTCAGCCCTAACTTTGTTCACAGTCTGGATGCAAGTTGTTTACATTTGACTGTGAATAAGTGTGCAGAACGTCTTGGTCTCACATCGTTTGCTATGGTTCACGACAGCTACGGCACCCACTCTACCAACTGTATCGAAATGGGGAAGATGCTTCGGGAGACCCTTTACGAAATCTTTGAAGTAGATCAGCTGGATGTTTTTAAACAGTCGGTTGAAAATTATTCTGGCTTAGAACTTGACAGCCTTCCAACTTATGGGAATTTTAATATTTCTGACGTGTTAAAATCTAAATACGTCTTCTCGTAACCAACACATAATACATACAAAAAAGATATGAGTATCACAACACCAAAAGGAAAGGCGGTATATCCGCACGTTAATACACCAAGCACTAAATTTAATCCGCTCGGTGAATATAGCTGTAACATCATCGTATCTAAGGAGGATGCTGACGCATTCAAAGCCAAGATCACTGAGATGTATGACAAGGAATACGAACGCGAGTGCGTAGTTCAGAACAAGCCCAAGCTAAAGAAGTCTCCACACTTTCCTGTTCTTGAGAACGAGGACGGTGACTGGGTTATTCGCACCAAGCAACCTGCAAAGGTTGAGTCTCGCTCGGGACAAGTCTACGAATTCAAGGTCAACCTGTTCGACGCAAAAGGTAAGCCAATTCAAAAGGGTTCGGTAAATGTAGGAAGCGGAAGCACTGTTCGCTGTGGTATCGAACCTCGCTTCTGGTATAATCCAAGCATCGGTTTCGGAGTTACCTTGTCGCTTAAGGCTGTTCAAGTTATTGATCTGGTCGAAGGTAACGGAGCTGGTAGCTTTGACTTCGAACAGGAAGAAGGCTACGAAGCTGAAGAGTTTAGCGACGAAGTTCTTGACGAAGCGTTGGGAAGTGATTTCTAGCCGATGAAGTTCGGGAGATATCGCAGTAAGTTTGAAGGTAAGGTCGCCTCCTTGTTAATGAGCAGGGAGGTTGACTTCACCTACGAAGAGATGGTTATTCAGTTTGAACAACCAGCCAAACAGCGGCGATATACTCCCGACTTCGTCCTACCAAACGGCGTAATACTTGAGGTAAAAGGTTACCTCACTACCGCCGACAGGATGAAGCACAAGTGGATAAAGGAACAACACCCTGATCTGGATATCCGCTTTGTATTTATGAACCCGAACAATCGAATATCGCCACGCAGCAAGACACGCTATTGTGACTGGGCAGACTCGCTCGGTTACCCTTGGTGCGGCACAACTATACCACAAGAATGGACGAACTCACATCACTCAAAACACACCTACCATGCAACGAATGCGGATCATCAGACGCACTAACACTCAATACCGACGGTAGCACAAAATGCTACAGTTGTGATACATTTACCCCATCAAACGACCCGACATATAAAAGCGCCAACCAGTCTACCCAACAACCGTTAACCTTCAAACCCCTTGAAGGAGAATACAGCGACCTCGTAAAGCGGAAGATTACCGAACGTATCTGCCGATCTTACGGTTATAAAGTAGGAGACGATAACGGCAAAGCTTGCCACATCGCTGACTACCGAGACAAGAATGGATCTCTTATTGGACAAAAGATTCGTTATCCTGACAAGACGTTCAAATGCGTAGGCAAAGTCAGCACCCCATTTGGCTGGCAGAAGTGGAGCGGATCTCGCTACCTCTGTGTTACCGAAGGGGAGATTGATTGCTTATCCGTAGCGGAAGCATTTGAAGGAAAGTATCCAGTTGTTTCTATACCTAATGGAGCAGCAGCTGCGGCGGCTTGCTTCAAGAAACATTTGGATTACTTCGAGTCTTTTGAAAGTGTTGTCATAATGTTCGACAACGACGAAGTTGGAATCCAAGCAGCCAAGACCTGCGCCTCTATCCTTTCCGTGGGTAAGGCAAAGATCGCTAGCATGAATTCAAAAGATCCGAACGAAGCGCTGGTCAACGGAGACCAGAAGCAAATCATTCAAGCTTTTTGGAATGCGGAACCGTATCGACCAGACGGAATTGTTCTCGGCACCGATTTGTGGGAGAACAT